AAAATATTTTTTTATTTGGAAATTGGTATCGTCGTGTAGTTCGTGTTTATCAACTGATTTTTATAATTTAATGTTTAATTTTTATGGAAAAGAAATGAGTGGGCAAAAAAAACCAAAAAAATTATGGATGAGAGGTATATCTTATGTTAATAGTACTGTTGGAGAAATATTGGGAGATTTATATGTTAAAAAATATTTTCCCGAATCATCAAAGAAAAAAATGTTAGAAATGATTAAAAATTTAAAAGAAGCATTAAAACAACATATTAATGGGGTAGATTGGATGGAGAATAAAACTAAAATAAAAGCATTAAAAAAATTAAATGAGTTTAGATTTAAAATTGGTTATCCAAATAAATTAAGAGATTATTCAAGTATAAAAATAAGAGATAATGTCTTTTATAACAGGATTGAATTTAATATGTTTGATTATCAAACAGATTTGGTTGAAAGATTAGAGAAAAAAGTAGATAAAGATAGATGGGAAATGTTGCCTCATAGAATTAATGCATATTTTCATCCAGAATTAAATGAAATTGTTTTTCCTGCTGCAATTTTACAACCACCATATTTTGATCCAAATGCAGATGATGCATATAATTATGGTTCAATTGGAACAGTTATTGGACATGAAATGACACATGGGTATGACGACCAAGGGAGAAAATATGATTACACTGGCAATTTAAATGATTGGTGGACAACAAATGATTCAAAAAAATATGATGAAAAGGCTAAAAGAATTATTGAACAATATAATAATTATGAATTATATAATACAAAAGTAAATGGAGATTTAACACAGGGTGAAAATATAGCAGATTTAGGAGGATTAAAGGTATCATATACCGCATATCTTAATTCAAATAAGAATGCTTCATTAGAAGATAAAAAAAAGTTTTTTATTAGTTATGCATTTAGTTGGAGAGAAAAAGGAAAAAAAGAGTCAATTATTAATCAAATTGCGATAGACGAACATTCTCCTAGCGAATTTAGGGTAAATGGTGCATTATATAATTGTAAGGAGTTTTTTGATGTTTATTGTTGCAGGAAAGGTGATAAAATGTTTAATGAAAATATTATAAAAATTTGGTAACTAATATTATTATGGGTAGAAATGATTTTTGTAATGGTATTTTCATAGGATTTGCACAAACAACAATTGGTCATCCATTTGATACATATAAGGCTATTAAACAAACATCTATTAAAAAAACAAGTATTAAAAATTATAGTATTAAAAGATTATATAAGGGACTCATTCCACCTCTAATTGGGTCTGGTATATTTAATTCTGTTCAATTTGGATTTCATGAATATTTTTATAAGAAAAAATATTCTCATTTTCAAGGTGGATTTATAGGAGGATGCCTATCAACACTTATAATTGTTCCTTTTGATATGTATAAAATAAATTATCAATTAATGAGACAAAATCCTTTAAAAATAAATGATTTATTTAGAGGATTCAATATTACACTTGCCCGAGAATCCATTGCAACAGGTGTATATTTTGGATCATATTTTCATATAATGGATAAATATTCAAATAATACTAATACTAATACGTTATCTTTTTTTGCAGGAGGCACAGCAGGTGTTTTGGGGTGGGCAATTACATATCCATTGGATACTATTAAAACAAGAATAATGTCATATGATGCAAATAATATTATTGAAGCTTATAAGATGAAAAAATTGTGGAAAGGTCTTGAATTTTGTTTATTAAGAGCTTTTATTGTTAATGGGGTTGGATTTATGATGTTTAATTATTTAAAATGATATTATGATATTTTTTATTTTATGATCAGTAACTTTAAATCTTTGGTTAAAAAGTATTCCTTGCTCTATATCTTTTGGGACGCTGTATTCTGGTGGGTGCAATCTGTGTACCCTTCTTCTACACCTTTTCCTACTTTATATTCTGCATTAAATCTTGTTTATTACCAGTATTCTACTTTTACTCAATCTCGTCTTTCCTCTAGAATTATTTTATTTCATAAAATCGTTCTTAGACTTGCTCGTATTTCTTAAAAAAACACTTGCCATTAAACCTCCGCGCACGATGTGCCAAAGATTATCAAGTGAGTTCCCATAGGACATCCTCACTCGTCGGGATCTATCCATAATTAAATAGATTTCAATAAGTTCTCAGGATCCTGAGGATTCCCGCCGCTTTGAAAACTAATTTTCAAACGGATTTAATATTAAAATGCCCGTGTTCGAGCATTTTAACCTCCGCTATTTCATATTGTGCTGAAGCCGGGCTATTACCATCGTTAAATGGTAAAAAATGATTCCTAGGATCCTAGGATTTTGCCCGCGTTTTAATAATATAAGTTTAGATGTTTTTGAGTGGCAGTTTTTTTTTTATGTTTAATTATTTAAAATGATATTATGATATTTTTTTCGAGACCTCTCCTCGTCTTGCCAGGGATAACATACAAGTGACAACTTAACAGTGTAAGTATCAGTATCAGTGCCAGTACCACTAACAGTGTTAGTGTTAGTGTTAGTGTTAAGTTGTCACTTGTATGTTACCCCTTTTATAAACTTATTTAATAGATTTATATATTTTTGAGTAGCAGTTTTTATTTTTATAAGATTTTTATTATAAAAATAGCGACGGGTGGATTTGAACCACCGACCTTCCGGATATGAGCCGAACACGCTGACCAACTGCGCCACGTCGCTATAAGTTCTTGCTGGGAGTTGAACCCAGAATACCAGATTTGAAGTCTGGTGTGATAACCATATCACTACAAGAGCTATATATAATATTATATATAGCTCCTTTTTTTCTTAACTACTTTGTAAAAATAACAATAATACGGTAAGATTTATGATGTTTATTTCGTTACAATAATTTCTAACTAAAACATAAGATGGGTATCAAAGTAGTAGTTCTTGGAGATATAAGTGTAGGTAAAACAAGTATATTAAACCGCTATATAAGAGGTCGGTTTGAGGAATATTCTGAAACAACAGTTGGTGCAGCTTTCTCAAATAAAAAAATTAAAATGAATAATGGTAAAGAATTTTTGTTAGAAATGTGGGATACCGCTGGACAAGAAAGATATAGTGCATTATTACCAATGTATTATAGAGGTGCACATGTTGTTATATTTGTTTTTAATCTTAATGATGTAACTAGTTTTAAAGGAATTAAAGATAAATGGATTTCAATTATAAAAAATATTGAGTTAAACCCAACAATTGTTCTTGTTGGGAATAAATGCGATTTAGTTCATAAAGTTAATGACAATGAAATTAACAAATTATTAGACCAAAATAATAATATTTTATTCCAAAAAGTTAGTGCTAAAAAAAATATTGGAATTGATAAATTATTTGAAAAAATAATTAATGATGTTTTACATAAAAGAACATTAATTCAACCATTTGAACAATCAGATACTGTTTCACTATTAGATAATAAAGACCGACCATGTTATTATAATCATAATTATTGTTGCTAATTATATATATATATATTATAATGAGTAACAAATTATTAACAATAATTTTATTTATAGTAATCGATTTTATTTGGTTAAAAACAAGCTATCCCATGTATAATAAATTAATTAAAAATATACAAGGTTCTTCAATTAAATTAAGATATATTCCTGCAATGATATCATATATACTAATTATTTTGGGATATTTCTTATACGTTGAACCTAGAATGAATACTATTAATAAAAAAGATTTATTAAAATATTCATTCTTATATGGAGGGGTATTTGGTATTATTGTTTATGGTATTTATGACTTTACCAATTTAGCAACAATAAAAAATTGGTCTTTATTTGTATCTATTATCGATATGTTATGGGGTGGTATTTTATTTACAATTGTAACATATATTTCTAATTATTTCTAATTATTTTTCTACATAATGGGCAATTTTTTTCAGAAGCAATATTTAACCAATTATTTAAACATGGTTTATGAAAAAAATGATTACATTTTAATACAGTTATATTAAAACATTTATCTAAATTTTTACAACAAATAAAACAATCTAAATTATCCTTATCATAATTATATGGTTCATGTGTATTACAAAAAAACCCATCTTTAATTCTACTGCGACAATTTTTTCCAGTTTTTGTGAATCCTAAACATCTTGGCATTTTCATATAAATATATGAACATCCTTTTAAACACCATTTGTATGGAAACCCATTACCAATGTATCTGTTATTGGGGAACGATACGTTGTAACAAGTGAAATTGTTTTAAAATGTTGTGATATACAATGTTTATGATAATTTTCAAGAACATAATCATCGTTAGTATTATCAAAATTTAATAATAGGATATATCCCCATCCTAAATATTCACCGCATGCAAAACAATTTTTTTTTTCAAATAATCTTTTAACTATTTGATAATAACTTAATTTACAATTACAACTTTTATTTAATTTACATTTATTTTTCCAAAAATATTCATAATCGTTAAATTTTTTATCTAATACTTTTTCTAAACTGTAAATTTCTGTATTTTCTAAATATTCTATAATAACTCCAATAGCATCATCTGGTAATCGTTCTATCATATATAATTATATAATATTTATAATTTCAAAAGTCCCCATCGGAAAATTATCATTTATTTCAACTTTATTGTCAAAATATTTTTTAATAGCATTACAAATACATTGGTGTGTAACTATTAATATTGTTTTTCCTTTATTATTTTTATTAGAAATTAAACTATTTATAAATGTATGAACTCGTTCAATAATTCTATCATTGCCCTCTTGTGGATAAATATTACAAATTAAAAGAGAATTTCTATAATTAGTGTTTACAATTCCACTTAGATTATATTTTTTATTATGGAAACTATAATGATTATTTATATTAGTATCATTAAATAATAAATCATTTGTTCCTTCATGAATTGCATTATCAATATTTATTGTTTTATTATATTTTGTTGCAAATGGATAAATAGATTGCATTGTCCGTAAAAATGGAGAACAATAAATATCGTTTATTCTTAATTTTCTTAATTCTTCCACAATATTTTCTGAATCTTTTAATCCTTCTTCTGTTAATGATGTATCAAATAATGGTGAACCACCACGTTTAAAATGTCGCAATACAATCAATTTCATTATATTAATAATAAAAGTTATTTTTTTATATACTTTATACAAATATACATTTCATTATTATTTCCCCTAAAACATTATTCCCAATAAATTTATTACTTTTTTTATCAAAATATCTACCCCAATATGGAACACTATTGTTATATTCAAAATGTATAATCTTATAGTTTTGTTTCAATAAATCTAAGATTATATTTCTGAATTTTTCATCAGAATTGAATCTATTTTTTATAATTTGCGTCATGATATCTTTTCTAACATTATTCCATTTTTTAATATTTAATATTTGTCCCTTTCCCTTCATATATTTTTTCCCTCCAAATCTTTTAATTTTATTAGGTGGTATTTTACCATATTCTCCATCTATTGTAAACTTTTTTATTTCATTATTTTTTCTTATAGTATAATTATATTTTGTTGCTTGAAAAAAATGTTCAACAGAAGGAAATGTATTATTACCTTCTTGTAAATTTATTAATGTAAAATTTGATAAATATCTGTGTTCAATATTTGAACTTCTTGAATAAAAACTTATGAATTTCATAATAAGTTTTATATTTATTTGTTTATATATTTTTCAATTTTAATATAATTATTTTCAATATAATTATTTCCATGTTTCATGTTTAGGGATAATATTTTTGAAGTGATGAATATTGTTAGTTTTACTCAAACGTTTATATATTTTATTATATTTTGTTGTTTGAAGCATTGGAATTGTCATTAATTTGGGTTTGTAATTATCAATTAA